GTGACAGCACAATATCCCCTAAGCCTCTTAACAATGCTCAAAAAAGGGGATCACTGGCACTGAAGTGTTGGCACACGCTAGGCACATAGCTTAGAGTCCTGAGGTTCGATTCCCAGCAGCGCCCTTGATTTTTGCCATTGTCCTTGGTAAGGTGGGGTGTCGTTCCACGCCCTTGACGTGACCAGCCGCTACTCCGACAGTTTTGACATTGCCTACGAAGATAAAAATCCCAGTTTGTGCGAATGCGTGCACTGCGGATCTACTTTTGTAACGTATTATGGATTTACCGATTACGATCGCGACAAAGATGAGTTGGTGACAAAGGTTACTGACTGCGGAAGCATGGCTCTTGATGCAGATGGATCGGTGTTCACTGTATGGAGTCGCGCTGATGTCTCATGTGGAGACGGATTGCGTATATATTCCGCCCTGAGCAGTGAATGTCTCAATCCTTCAGAACGAAATCAAGGATTTGTTATTAAATTTTGGTGCAAAGACTGCCATAGAATCTCTTTATTGGAATTGGCCCAAGTTGACGAAAGAACTGCGTGGGCGTGGGCCAAAATAACACTTACTCCCAAGAAAAATAAACGTAAAACTATCAAGCCTAAATTGCGCTTTGATATTCTTGAAAGAGATAATCACACTTGCCAGGCTTGTGGAGCAACGCCACAAGATGGAGCAACTCTTGAAATTGATCATATCAAACCAATTGCCAGAGGCGGAACAGACGATCCGCTTAATTTGCAAGTGCTTTGTCGTGAGTGCAATTCTGGGAAAGGGGCGAGATAGCCATGAGCACTTTCGTCACTGCAGACACACATTGGGGACATGCCAAAAGCTTGTCCTTTATACAGCCCGATGGTTCGCCATTACGTCCATTTAATTCCGTTGAAGAAATGGATGAAACCATGGTGGAACGATGGAATGCAACAGTGGGAAAGAAGGACACCATCTACCACTTGGGCGATGTAATCATTCCACGAGCAAGCCTCAGTATCCTTGAGCGTCTCAATGGCAGGAAGATTCTCATTAAAGGCAATCATGACCAGCATGTAAAGCTTTCAGAATGGGCAAAGTATTTCGAAGACGTGAGAGGGGCTTTCTTTCACCCTGGTGATTCCACCATGCGAGGAGGACTTATCTTCACGCATGTCCCCGTGCATCCATCGTGCCTGTCTGGACATTACTTAGGCAATGTGCATGGCCATTTGCATTGTCATCAAATCATTGACGATGGCAAGGTGGATAAAAGATATTACAACGCTTGCGTCGAGAGGCATGATTTTTATCCTGTAGCATTAGAAGACATAAAAGCCTTCTTTAAGGGCCATGACCGAACGCAGGACGTTCAACACTCCCATTAGGGAGCCATGGAACCCAATTATTCATAGTCTGCTTAAAGCCATTGATAATCACATGGCCCTTTATCTTCGCCATCGTGATCTCTGGCACTTAAGGAAAGCAGCCATGTTGCGAGAGTATGTGCATGAAATAAAAGCTTACATTCTTCGCCTAGAAGAACTGTAGCTTTTTTATGCGAAATAGTGTGAAGCAGAGTTACGTCGCAATAGACGATTAGCTGGTGCGGCCAGTACCCTGCTTGCTTCCGAGGAGAGCCTTCAATTCTCAACGGAATCCCTTAAAAAACCAGCATTGACGAGGATACTGGTAACCAGTGGCCACTGGGCTTCTGCAGAAGCTCCAGAAGCTTAGCACTATTCACTTGCGCCGTGCAGTCAGCTCCAAATATTCTTCTTTCCATTGATTGAAAGCTGCCTGCGCAAGCCGTTTTTCTTCGCTATTGAGCCCATAATTCTTGGCGCTTTCTTCAATGGCGTCAAAGGCTCCCAGGATGTTGTCCCAGGCTTCTTCAAGGGCTCTAGATGAAGCCATGGCAAAGCAGCGAGGTGTTCATAGTCTATTGTTCTGCCTTAGCTTCTCGTTCCCTTTTCAACGTTTGCTGAAACTTCTTTAATCGAGGCAGTAACGATGGTTGATAAAAATGATCTGCGGCCAGAAGCTGTAATGCCGTTTGCTTATTACCTTCTAGCAGGGCAATCAAATATGCAGCATCTTTAGACGATAGTTCGAACGGAGTCATTTTTCACGAAATGCAGAATTTGTCAATTGTTGAAAATTCTAGTGGCATTAACGTACTAAGCTTTCTAACCAATGCAAATCATCTTCTTTTGACGCTTCTAACATTGCAGCAGCAAGTGCAAAGCAGAAATCGTCCACGCCGCTTTCTTTACCACCAGTTACTGACCATTGTCCACTCTGTCTGTACAGAACATTGAGATTTTTTAACTGACGAATGGCGCGTTCATGCGGGTAGATGTCCACTAGTCCAGCATTGAACAATTCTTTCATTTTGCTAAATGCTTTCATCTTGGTACTCACTGACCAAGTGAGTTCTCTAATGGGAAAATAAGTATTTAGGCTTTGAATGGTTGCTGAACTATTGAACTGGTCAAGAACAATGCTGTCAAATTGATAAATTTTATGATGCTCTCGTATCCAATCTTCAACGGCTTGAATACTCACTTCTTTTTTGCCATTGATCTCAAAATCTGCCATAAACACATGAAATTTATCTACAACTAGGGTTTCCTTCTCAAAATGCACAATGCAGGAAACATATTCGTCGCGTCCCACGCCGCCCCGCGCAGGGTCTAGGGCTAGCACATACTTGCCCATGAATTCTCTATTGGGTAACAATATGCCCCTTTCTTTATTAATGGCAGCATCTACGATTTCAGAAGCCAACAGTGAAGACTTGTTGCCTCTAAACCTGGCTCCATATTCTGTCCAGAATTTATCTTCGTCTCGCTTTTGTTCTGCTTGTAGGAATGGGCAGCCCCAAGGCAGATTTGGATTGATCTCCCAGGTAGGAATATTGGCGGCCTGCATAAACGGAAACTCTCCACTTTCCGCTTCTTTGAAATGAGAATAAAATAATCCATCCGTGAGCCAAGGTGAAGAAAGTTCCAATATCCGACCATCACCCCCAAACTGGGCGATAGACGGAGAAAGTGCATCGTAGATAGCCTTGGCGCCACGGTTTGCATCACCTTCAAGTTGAAACGCAAGTTCATCAAATACGCACATTACTACTGCCGTGCCACGAGAAGCACGAGCGGAAGCTGGAATAGCCCGAAACACGCAGCCATTGCTAATCTCAATCTCCGTAGCGGTTTCTCTGGTAATCTCTCCACCAAGGGGACTATCTAGGATTAACTGGCGAATATTGTTCAATGCAATTTTTGCCTGTTGCTGATCGTTAGCGATGGTGACGATGTGCCATTTTTCATTTTTTCTGACTTTGCGCTTGTAAGTACTCTCTAGGACGAAACAAGAATAAACGGCTGCAATGGATGCCATCAAAGTCTTTCCAGATCGTCGCCCTAGAGCCCAACAGGCATGAGTTTTGTGTCCGCCAAAGAAGTCGTCTAAGATCTCTTGCTGCTTAGGCCACAGTGCAGTATTTAATACGTGCTTGGCAAAGTCAGAGCACTTGAGCTTCGTCATTTAAGCTTTCCATAGGGCGAAGGTGTTCTTTGGTGACAAAGTATGCAGGGCGGCCACGAGCAGGATCTGCCCAGAATTCTTCCTTCATCGCGTCCCTTCCATAGCACCAACCATGAATGAGAGTAGTTTTGTCTTGAATGGTAACAAGAACAAATTTTTTATCAGGACTTTCGTTGCGCTGTACAATTAAGTCGTAAGAATGTTTGCTCCTGGTTTTAATATCAATGCCTGGTAAGTCGTCGCTTCCCTTCTTGGCCTGCGTCTCTTTATAAAGAAAATCTTTCATTCCTAGGTGCGAGGCCACAGCCATTTCACCTGCGGCGCCAAGCAGATGAATGTCAAGGGCTTTGCTGCCTTTCCACGCGCCACCATTGCGCCCACGAAGTCCTTTGGCCTCATTCACGCCTTGTCGCCTCACACCTTCTTCCATCGCAAGGCTTTTTTCTTCTTCAGAAAAGACAAACGAAATTGGCGTGGGCATAAGAAGAAAGAGTTCAAGCCCATCTTAGCCATTGTTAGCATAGATGCAACGCACACTAAGCTGAACAATGTCGGAAGAACTGGTGGATCTAGGGCACAATGGTAATGAAGGCTTGCGAGTGGACGGTCTAGTTAATGCCTTGACGGGAATGGGAGGCCGCCGTGACAAGAGTCAGTACACCACTTCCACCCCCATCGTCTTCCTTTCTCAAGAAGAGCTTGAAAACCTCTACAGCGAATGGATTCCTAAGCGCATCGTAGATATTGTTGCTGAACAGTCCACAAGAAAAGGCTTCAAAGTATTATTCGGTGGAGAAGGCGCAGCGGCGGAAGAAGTAAGTGGCATTGAGCAGGTAATTGAGGATTTGTATATCCTTGAAAACCTTGGCTTGGCTTCTAAGAATGCGCGATTGTTTGGCGGTTCCGTAATTCTGCTTTACATCGACGATGGTCGATCTGCTGAGCAGCCAGTGGACTATAGAAACATTCGTTCTATTGAAGGAATGGAAGTGCTGGATCGTTGGCAGATCGCACCAGTGATTAATGAAGATGCGCTTTATGACTATTCCAAAGCAACGCATTATCAAATCATTTCTGGCGATCTTATTAGACAGCCACAGTTAATCAAAATCCATAAAGATAGGATTCTGCGTTTTGATGGTGAATGGCTGCCATATCGCATTAGGCAGAGGAACTATGGCTGGGGAATGAGCACTTTACAGAGTGCTTATGACAGCTTCCGTTTTTATTCAACTGGCATTAGTTCTGCCGCAACGTTGTTAACGGAGTTTGACATTTTTGTGCATAAACTTCGCGGCCTTTCGTCCATGCTTGCTGCTGGTAAAGAGAAGGACGTGCGTGATCGTTTGGTACTAAATGATATGAGTAAGAGCATTTATCGCGGCTATGCCATTGATGCGGAAAAGGAAGAGCTTGAGTTTATTAGTCGCAACTTTGGTGGCGTAGGTGAAATCCTAGAAAAACTTCGCATTGATATTATTGGCGCTTCACAAATTCCTCATACTATTTTGTTTGGTGAGAGTCCTGGAGGGCTTGGCTCCACTGGCCGCAGCGAAGAGCGTGACTTTGCAAAACATCTTGGCGACTACCAGGCTTCGCACTATAAGCGTCCTTTGCAGCAGCTCATGAAAATGATCATGCTTAGCAAAGACGGACCCACTGAAGGCAGGCTTCCTGAGTCATGGCGCATTAAATTCAACGATTTGTTTGAGCTGAACGAAAGAGAGAAAGCAGACGTGCGTGCTCGCGTGGCAGCCGTTGATGGTCGTTACATTCAACTTGGCGTTCTACACCCGCAGGAAGTGGCAGATGCACGCTATGGAGGCTCTGAGTGGTCAATGGAGCTAACTCTTGACCCATCGCTCCCCCGTGAGCTGCCGCAGGCTCTTGGACAGAAACAAGTGCCTCCTGGTGGGCGTGATCCACTGAATGAAGAGAATGGCACTTTGCCTATGGATGGCAGTCGGGAAGTTGAAGACAGCGCTGGCTTGTATCTTCCAGGCGATTTAGAGCACGAACGCGGGGATGTTACCTTCACGGACAAAGCTCTTCATAGTCGTGCAGTAGCTGCAGCAAAAGCGAAGTTCAAAGTGTGGCCGTCTGCTTATGCCAGTGGTTATGTAGTCCAACAGTACAAGCGCATGTATAAAGAGAAGCATGGTTCCACTAGTGGCGCTTTTAAAGGGGGCGATGGCGAAATCCATGCTGATGATCTTGGCAAATGGTTTAAGGAAGGCTGGGTGCGCATTGGTGCCAATGGTGAAATTATGGGACCATGCGGAGGTCGTGGTGAAAAGGAAGGC